GTGGTGGTAGTGCTGGCATTGGCGGTTCTGGCGGAAATGGTGTTGTAATGATTTATTTCCCAGTACCTAGTTATGGTTTAAATGTAAATGGTAATGCAATTGTATCAGGAAATTCAATTTTAACTGGTAATGCAACTGTATCAGGAAATTTATTAACACTTGGAAATATAACAGGAGCAACAGGATCTTTCACTTCCCTATCCGCATCACAAGGCATAACAGGTGCAACAGGATCTTTTACTTACCTATCTGCATCACAAGGTATGGATATTACCGGTATCAAGTACAATTATAATAGTAATATTACAACTACATATAGCCCATCTTATAGTTATCCTTCTTATACGAATCCTTTTTCAACAACAATTACTCAAGGATATTCTTACTATTTATTTTATAATCAAAGCAATGGTTCTGGATTAACACAAACAATAACCCCGACACAAACTATCACGGTTTATGCTTTGCTAGTTGGCGGAGGTGGTGGTGGTTTAAGTCAAGCAGGAAGTGCTGGAGGTGGAGGAGGTGGCGTTATTTATGGAAGTTTTACAATGACAGCTGGTATTACATATACTATAAATGTAGGTAAGGGAGGAAGTCCTGGTCTTGGAGGTGATGCATCATCTATATCAGTTAGTGGAACAAATATCGCTATAGCAAATGGCGGTTCTCCAGGAGGTACTTCAACAGGTGGAGGAGCTGGCGCAACGACTACTGGTAGTTCATTCACAGTAACAAAAACTTCTTCATCTGGAACTGGTGGTAATAGAAATTCCGCAGGTTTATCTGATACTACACTAAATACTACTCCTTTTAATGATGGAATACAATCAACAATTCTATTTGGTGGTGGTGGTGGTGGTGGTGGTACTGGTGCTGGCGCTACTAGCGCCTCAATTGCAGGTGGTGGTGGTATTCTTGGCGGTAGTCGTAATTCTTTAAACGGTAGTGGTGGTGGTGGTGGTGGTGGTGGTTCTAATAGTAATTTAACAACATTTACTCTAGGAACTGTTGGTCAAAATGGTCCTTCTACTAGTGATGGCGGTACTGGTGGAAATGGTTCGATTGGTGGTGGTGGTGGTGGCGCTGGTGGTGGTAGTGCTGGCATTGGCGGTTCTGGCGGAAATGGTGTTGTAATGATTTATTTCCCAGTACCTAGTTATGGTTTAAATGTAAATGGTAATGCAATTGTATCAGGAACCTTAACTGTTAATGGTATTAAAACCTTTGTGATTGAACATCCTCTAAAAACCGAAAACTATTTAGTTCATGCTTGTTTAGAAGGCCCTGAATCAGGTGTTTATTATCGCGGAGAAGCAAAAATAGAAAACAATCATTCAACAACCGTTTTCTTACCAGAATACATAAATAAATTAGCTACAAATTTCACAATTCAATTAACTCCTATCTATGAAGAACCGGATGAAGAACAACAACCCCCTCCACCCTCTTTAAAATGCTCTCGTGTAAAAGATAATCAATTCAATGTTTATGGCAAAAATGGAAGTTTTTACTGGTCGGTTTATGGAAAAAGACAAGATATTGAGATTGAACCATTAAAAGTAAATACTAAAGTTGAAGGAAATGGACCTTATAAATGGATAAAAAATTAGATAGAATCCAAAGTAAATCCAAAGTAAATCCAAAGTAAATCCAAAGTAAATCCAAAGTAAATTCAAAATAAATAAATAAACCCTAAAATATTTAATATTAAAATCTAATCTTTAATATTAAAACCCCAAATAACCCCTATAACCCAAACTATCTATAATTATAATTCAGCCTTAATATATTTGCATTTATGAGGTATATCATAAGTTTGAGCACACCAATAACTAAAACCGGTTCCGTGTGGATACGAAGTAAAAGAATGAATAGAATTAGCAAAAGAAAACAAATAAAAATCCAACATGGTATTTTTAACTTCATCTTTTAGTAACAAGGTTCCTTCACCCAAATGAGTAATTTTTTTTAAGAATGATTTAATCCCCATTATCTTTTCCATAAGAAGCACTTTAATTTCATTATTATCTGCTATTAACAAATAATTTACACCCTTGTTAACACTAACTAACATGCCAATTTCATAAACAAGTCGCCTAAAATAATTAGAATCAAAAATTTTAACACTGTCATTCAAATAATTATCCCCAGAACGAATATGAATAACCGAATATTGCTTTCTAACAAGCCCGATATCAGCCAATGATTCATCAATATATAATTTCATTTCTTGATTAGGTTCAAAAAAGTTACGAACAAACGCCTTATGTTCTTCTTTAACATCATCATACGGAAACATGATATTATAAACAAAAAGATTATTCCCAGTAACATTGGTATCACATAAAAAATAAAAAAATTCCGACATAGTAGTATAAGTGGTAACATTTCCAGTAATATAATCAGATGCGTCAAATATTGAATCTTTCCAATTATTAGATGTGAACATGGGAATGTTTGCAAATAAATTTTTATACACATGTTGATTCATGGTAAACTTCTTATAAAATTTTTCAAGAAAGAAAGCAATAGGATGATTAATAATAATTTTAAATTGAAAACTATATTTTTCACAAAATTGTAATAAGAAATAACACCCCCTGATAAAGTCTCCTAAACCGGTAGGCTTATTATTTTCCAAATATAGTTCTTGGTAAACATTAGTAATAATTTGAACATTTTTATTACGTAATTTACTAATATCAAAATCTCTATGAGAATCTTTATCACTTATGAAGATATCCATTTTAAGATGTTTACTAATATTTTTACTAATGCCGCCAATATTATAATTATCAAGCTCCGAATACGTTGGTACTAATATTTCTTTAGAAGGAACAATAGGGTAGTTTCTAATAGTATTATTATCACTGTTTTTCATATTAAAATCAATAGTGACCGATGTTTTAATATTATGAATTTTAAAGATATCAGTGACCCCTTTCTCTAGATCATTAGAAAAATTATCAGAAATATTATCAGAAATATTATCAGAAACATCATATGTACCATTATTTATATTATTTGATTGATTAACATTAACATTAACATTAGCTATCAAAGCTAATTTATTATTGATTTTTGGGCGAATATTTTGAAAACGCATCATATCCTTCTCTCTCGTTTTTTTATGATTAAACATGTCAGATAAATGAGAATCCATTTCTGCAGTATTGCCATTTTTATTTTTATGATTAAACATAAAGTAAATTAATAAATTAATAAAATAATAAAAACGTAGTACAATATTATACATATAAAAATATGACAACAAACAACGGAAAAATAGACAACAACTGGAAAATAATAGAAGAAAAAAACAAAATATTTAAAATAATCTTCACTTATCCCTCCCCTATAATAATAAATTCACTATTAAAAACAAAACTAATTCAAGGAGGAACATCCACCACCGATTTCAAAACCCTAAAATTTAAAGCCGATTCAGTAAAGACCTTAGACCAATTCCAAGAAGAAAAACAAACGGAAACAGGTAAAAAGCAGTTAAATATAAACGATGTCGCATCCTTAATAAAATCCCTAACATCACAACTGACATACCTTTTAACAACCGAAAGTCGCACGATAATGGGTTACTCCACAGAAAATATAATCGTTATCAACGATAAAATATTCGTGCACATTGCATCCGAATTACTGGTCAAAGTGCAAGAAAACAACATGGCTTTAATTAGTTATCCCTTTACGCCCGGTGATTTTTTTGTCTCTCCAGAGTTGTTAAAAATTAAAGAACTACCGTCCTACTGCCATTACAAAACAACATATTTTAGTTTAGGGTGTTTAGCTCTATACACATTACTATCAGATAATGAATTTTATACAAACTATTTACTAAAACAAGAACAAATACTAAAACAAGAACAAATACTAAAACAAGAACAAATACTAAAACAAGAACAAATACTAAAACAAGAACAAGAACAAATCCCAATAAACTTGGGCAACTTGTTAAAATCCCATCCAATAAAGAATACAAAGTTATACTGGCTTCTCTCTAGATGTCTAACGAAAGACCCAAAAAATCGTAGTATATTATTTATATGAAAAAGATTCAATATAAAATAATTAATCTCATCGTATACTATATATAATGTCATTAACAGCTTTTAAAAGAAAATCAGTAATAAAACATGGTTCAAAACGATCAGGAACCGCTCCTGGTGGGTATTGGTTACCACAGGGACCATTCGGTCATGCAACAACAGCCCTAGATATAGCAATAAAACACCCAAATAATTCTGGTTTTTCAATCAATGGTGGACATAGAAACATAGGTGGAGTAGGTCGCGATATGAAAATGTCCAAATCAGGGACCCCATTTAGAGGCCTCTATCCAATCGGCTATGGAGGATCAAAAGGTTCTTACCCAACCGGTAGTCCAGTTGGTGGTAGTTTTGGTACTAGTCCAACTAGTTATCCATCAGCCACATTGGTAGGAAGTGTAAAAGATGGCATTCAATCAACAGGCACTATTCGCAACTTCGGTAACAAAGGTCAAATTGTAGAGCCTCTTCTCAACGCGCGTGCAGTGGATACACTAGGAACACAATACTTATATATAAAACCATCAGTAGTCTCCACATATGGTCTATTACAAAAGAAGTACAAATGGGCTTATTATGGTCAGTATCCCAATTACTGGGTGCAGCCTAATTACTCTGGAAATCAAGCCGAGACCAAGAGTCAGCACTTATACATTCAAAACAAGGCCGCCGCCAATACATGTAATCTCAAGGTCAACAATGTTGGAATTTATGAAGGTCATAACGTTAAATCAGGACCTACATTATGTACACCAGGACGTTCTACTGCAAGATTTAAATACAATGACATGGCTCGTAATGCCCCATACACGAAAATACTTTATCAGCCAGTTTCCTATTCTCAATATAATCAATATCTTAATAGAGGATGTGTTAATCCTGTTGGTGCTCAAAAGCCATTCCCTTATGCTACTTCGGTTGGTTCTAGTCAATCAGCTGCAGGAACAAGCATTACCAGTTTTAATACGGGTTGTGGATCACAGCCAATTTACTTATCTCCACCAGCTTGGTATACAGAAGTAAAACCATCCCAAGTTCCTAAAAATATTAAGGACGTGCCGCAAACAACCCCATTCAATACGAATCTATAATACCAAAATCTATACTAAAATCTATAATAAAATCTATAATAAAATCTATAATAAAATCTATAATAAAATCTAATAAAACAAATACATATTATATGTAAAAATATATTAAAACTTTATTGAAAAGTTAATAAATACAACTCAATTGGAATGATAAACCAAGGTTATTTTGGATATATTATAGGTAAAAAGAAGCGACTAATGCGAGTTCAACAAGATGCAGATTTACTTTGGCAAATTCTAGTTAGAGAGATATTTGTATTAATGCGACATTTCAAAACAAAAGAACAATTAAAAGAAGCATTTGAAAAAATAAAGATAATAAACAGCACATCCAAACAAAAACCAAAACCAAGTGATATAGAAAAATGTAAAATCTTTGCAAATTTTGAATCTAAATCAGAAGATTGGTCTAAATACTTGCATTATTGTCAAAGTAGCTATATAAATATATTGGAGGCTGGTTATATTATAAATGAACCAAATGATATACTAGGAGAGATATTTATATTGGATTTTAACAAAGCAAATGTAAATTACTATAGAAAAGACATAGATGGTAAAATAAAACACCAAGAAACAGCAACCATAGAAGAAATAATGGAATTTGATGAAATGCCGACAACCAAAACGCACGCAGAAATCGTTTCAGAAATGAAGACTGAATTTAAAGAGTATTACAAAAATTTAACAAGAATAGAAGAAGAGATAAATAAATTAATGAACCTAAAACATAATGCGCAGCAACAAGGGGCAGTCAATATTGAATTAAAAGTAATTAATTTATTACATGATATGAATAGTGAAAAAACAAAGTTAAATCTAAGTCGCCGAGTATTTTATACCAGGTTAAAAGCATTGGATTTAATAGAAGACTAACTATAACCAAATAATCAAATATAAAACCAAAATAAAACCAAATAAAGTAAAACAATTTAAAGATATTAAAGAGTATTATTTAAAGATGACAACAGACTTTTTAAATAATAATTTAAACTTATTAAACCAGCTTCTAAATACATATGACAAGGTAATGCATTTAAAGCTATTTGTAGATTCGAATGACAATCAGTTAAAGAATATGTATTATATGGCAGCGGATAACCATAATAAAAAACTACAAAACAGTCCCACCTATATTGATGCCGGATTTGATTTATTTGCCACTGGTAATGAAGACGACCCCGCAGAACAAAACACTTATGGAGATAATTTGCGCTTCTTCGGACCAGGATGGAAAGACGTAAAACCGGTAAACAAATTGGATTTAAAGGTTTGTTGTTCTGCGAGAATGCTAACGGATACAGGTAAAAAATTCAATACAGGTTATTACATGTATCCTCGTTCCTCTTTATCCAAGACGCAACTACGGTTGGCAAATTCAGTAGGAATCATTGATGCCGGATATCGCGGTCATCTCATGGGAATGTTTGATGTTGTAAATATTGATTCCGATACATCATCACACGATGATGAAGACGCTGATTATTTTGGAAAGAAGTTTGACAGATACTTGCAAATTTGCGCACCAGGGTTAGTTCCAATTATAGTAGAAATCGTAAATACAAAAAATGAACTGGGTGAGGAAACAGAGAGAGGGGATGGAGGGTTTGGATCTACTGGACGTTAGATACCGATTTTTTGTTATTCATGTCTAGCGATTTATTATTATTTTTAAAAAATTCGGTATATTTATAATATTTATAAGCCTCATCAGTCATTCCTTTTTTACAGATATCATTTTTCATCGTTTTTCCTTTTTGTTGTTTCTCTCTGTTTGGTTGACCTGTTTGTTGTTTTTTTGAATACTTTTTTATTCGTTTAGTTTTTTTTTCAGTTCTTTTATTTTTTTCAGTTCTTTTATTTTTTTTATTTTTTTTATTCTTATGCATATATATTATTAAATTATAAAATATTAATAGTTTAATAATATATGAAGATACCTAAAACTATAAAAAACTTGTTTTCCAGAGAAAATAAGACAAAACTTGTTGGTTTATTAACAATACTAACAATTTTATGGTTAATATTATATTTTATACCCGATATAATGACTTCTCTCTTCAATACACTTTTAGGTAATTTAATACTGGTTCTTGTTTCTATACTAATATCTATATACAATGTAAAATATGGAATAATAGCAATAATCGTTATAGTAATTGTATATAGATTCTCTCATAAAAGTAATAAAGAAGGTTTTACATGGACCAACCAATCCACAAAGGATTTTTTACAAATTCAACACACAATAAATCCACAATCCATATTTGATGTGGATTTTATACAAAAAAACCAAGCAAGTCAAGAAGAATTAGACTATTTTTTAAAAAATGGACACTGGCCATGGTCACAAAAGGTAAAGGATTTATATATGGAAGCAATCAACACCAATCCTTATATTAGAACATTACCTGAAAGTGCGCTAAAATATACAATGACCATTTATAACCAAGCAGCTATTTTAAGAATTCTATCTTATCAAACAAAAGAAGGTCAATTTCTATTAAATGGTGTTTTAGTACAGGATCCATCAGGTAACAAACTAGAAGATTTACCAAGCGGATTTGGAAACTTCCCTTACAAGGCAGGACTAATAGGTAATAAGAGCGATGATGTAATCAAATGTAATACAAGTAAAGACAACGGAGCGACATTAGAGAGAATAACTTATACAGGAAAAGGAGGAATATACAATGAGCAAACAAGTAAAGTAACGCCCGTAGATTATAAAAATTTGGAAAAGATAATCCCTGGATTCAAATATTTAAATGGAGCGTGTAATCCATGTAGCGCTATCAATGCGAAAGCCGACTATTCGTGTCCATTTCAATTAAGAGTAAAAGACAAGTCACCCTTTATAAGTGATGTTTGGCAGTACCTCTGGAATATAAATGATAATCCATTACAATCCGCGCCATCTTTTCTTACTGAATACATAAATCCAACCGTTTTTCCATTGTTAAGCGAATTACAAACAGAATTAAAAAAAGAAAATAGTTATCGCTCACATTCAAATTCTAAATAAAAATAAAAATAATAAAAATATATAATCTTTTTTTATTATTTTTGATTAGTTCTTGTTTTTAGTTTTCTTAGTTCTTGTTTTTCTTAGTTCTTGTTTTTCTTAGTTCTTGTTTTTCTTAGTTCTTGTTTTTCTTAGTTCTTGTTTTTCTTAGTTCTTGTTTTTATTTGTCTCGTTTGTTTTATTTTTCTAATATGTTTTTTAGTTTTAGATTTTTTCCCACCACTACGTTTTTTTTTTACAGGAAGAGACACCGGAAGAGACACCGGAACAGGAACACTGACTAATTTACTTTTTTCTTGTGTTATTTCTCTCATAATATCATTCATATTTCTAGATTGTAATACAATAGTTTCTCCATTATTATACAAAGCATCATACCTAAGTTTATGTTCTGGATCCGCGCTTTTTTTATATAATTCAGCAGACCATCTTCTATGAAACGTATTCCCGTTAGGATTTGTATCATAAAAACAAAATTTTGGTTGGTATGTTTGTCCAGCATCCGCTTCTGCTTCCAATGTTATATTCACCCCATCATGAGTATATACAACAAACGACGCATGGTATGCAGCAGAACCTAAAACAATCTTTTTTCTTACTATAGCATAACTTTGGCCGTTTTGTGGAATAGCATAATTATTTTTCTTAGATAACCCAACTTCTTTTACTAATTTTATATTATCTTTATCGTTTTCTGTCTCGGCAAAGATTTTTCCTTTTGTACGTTTATCATCTTGCGTTTTTAAAAGAGGAGGATTTGAATTACCTCTTAATAATTCTTCAAACAATTCTTTATCATGTGATTGACTAGCAAATGTCAAACATTCGCCGAATTTTAAACAATCATTTTCATTTATAGCAGCGTCAAATTCATTAACTAGATTACCATTACCATCATATACACGTTCATCTCTTAATAATCTATAAAACTCATATATATCATAATTTTTTGGTGCTTTTTTGGTGCCTAAATTAGCATTACCTTTTTTAACAATGATACCATTGTTAATTAAACTAGCCAATGCACTAGTAGGATCTATAGGATAAGTAGTCTGAACATACAATTTATTTGAAGTTGTTTGTACTTCTGGTTCATTGTCAGCCTCTGCAACTGGTTCAATAGCAAAAATCCGATCTTTTGTAAAGGTGTATTTGCCAGTTCTAATAATATTTGTTGTAGGACTCCAAATGGACATTTATAATATATAACTAAAATAAATACATTATAAATTGATTCAATTTTTATAAAAAATAAAAACAAAAATTTATAAAATAAAAAATAACAATATAAAAAATAATTTATCATAACAACTTTTTAATATTTATAACGAGACTTTCTTATTATATTATGGTTTTTATCTATTTTATCTATTTTATATTATGGTTCCTCAATTTCAGAACCGCAACTAATGTCCCTCATTAACCCTGCAGAAGTGGGAGTAACATAGGGGGCTTCAGAAAAGTGAGATAGTTCGTGGTGTAGTTCGTCGGGATCGTTATTATTAGATATAGAACCTCTTTGTAGCCAAATAGTATTATTATTATTAACATAGTTACTATTATCAATAAAATTATTGTCGTCATCATCGGGAGTATGCCTAACCGTATAAGCACGTTGGGACCCTTGAGAAGTTTGTCTCGCAGCAACATACATAGCACCAAATCTATTCCCCAATGTTTTATAACATATATAAATATCGTCACATAAATTTTTCATAAACCCATCGTTTGTCAACCCTTTGTCGCTCATATATTGTTTCATTTCTGCAATAAAGGTTTTCAACTCCTCTTTCAAGCTTTTTTCCTCTTCTTTGAATGATTCGGTAACATTTTGCTCTGCAAACATGAACAAGTCATCTCTATTATTAATATGAAGACTATTTTTTCTCTTTAAGTAATCATTCGCTTTGTACAAATACTCAAGGGTTCTTTGTCTATACATATATTTTGTAAGATCTTCTTCTTGTTCTCTACTAGTAGTTACAACAAACAATACATCCGCAAGGTCGCCACCAATATTTTTACCAGAAAATGTCACGACACAATCCTCGGCTCTAGACGACGCAATATGATAAATTTTGTCGTTTTCATATGCAATTTGTCCGACATAGAGTGTTTCCACCCAACTATTATTTTTAAAGTCATAAATAAGACCATTTTCAACCGAGATTACAACATCATCTAGAAGTTTGTAAAGGATACTATGCAGAATCTCGCCATAAACAAGGCCACAATTTTCAAGCTTATCAACGAAATAATAGCCACTATTTTTACCCGACCCGAGTGTATTGAGTAGAACCGTATCATGTTGAATTCCGAAGCCAATAAACGCATTCGTAACACTTCTATCAACAATTTCGGATAAGACATCCGGGTTACCATTTCCGGCAGTGACTTCTCCATCAGTCATAAAGATATGGGAAATATTATGAGTAGGGAATTCTGATTTAATCCGCATTATCATTTCTTTAGAACTTTCAAGCGCTTTCTCAATATCGGTACTTCCTCTTGGCGTGATTTGGTCAATCTTTGTAATGATTCCTGCATAGTTTTCCTCTGTAATAAAGGTTCGCTCTATAATTTTATAAATTTTATGGTCAAACGCATGAATGGTAATAGAAGCTTGAACAGAATTTTCTTTAAAATACAATATCATGTTTTTAAGAGTATGAATAATATGCTGCATCTTTGTTCTCCCATCGGAACAGTTGTCAGACATAGAGCCTGAACAATCTACTGTGAAAACGAATTCTTGGCACATATCCTGATTCAACTGTCCCGAAACCGCGATTAGTTTAAGTATTCCAAATTCGGCATCTGTAATAGTAGAAATCGGGATCTCAATCGGCGAAGTCGCGAAGAGGAGAGTTTGTTTAGTAAAGAGGTTAGAGCCAGACATGTTGTATAAGGAATGTATAATGATTTTAAATAGTTTTATTCAAATCAATTTTTTATTTTAAATTTTTTATGAAATAAAATCCAAAAATCTAGATTCCACATATTCTGATGCATGATAATAATCCTTAAATGAAGTAACAAACTGGAAAGGACTATTCTTCACTGGAATACTTACCTTAACGTTTCTTTGGTCAATTCTAATATCAAATACATCCGTCTCATTACCGAACTTCGTATAGCAAATCCAGTTCATTTCATTCTTAATCATATGCCATCCGCTTTTTTTAAACATTTCATCCAAAAGTGCAAACCCTTTGTTCTTGATGTCTGTATTAAAAATAGATCCAGAATTCGCCGACAGCATATTATCATTAGACAGCATTGTATATTCTATATAATATACAATACCAATCTTTAAATATATTTAATTAATTATATAAAAATCAAATATAAACACTTAAAAAAAAGACATTTATATAATGAAAATGAATACAGGTGAAAATGAAACCCTTCAACATGATACCCCTCCTCCTCCTCCACAACAAAAAGAAATTCGTTTAGTAGATATTCCTGTAAAAGACGAAAACACAGCATTAAATCTTATGGTAAGTTTTTTAACATTGGCGCATAAAAGAGGCACTTTTGGTATTGACGAATCGGCAAAAATTTGGGAATGCATACAGATTTTTCAGAAACCAAATTAAACAAAACCAAATTAAACAAAAACCAATTTAAACAAGTATTATAATAATATATAAAATAAAATGTCTTTCGCCTCATTTTATAGAATATGCGATGCCTTTTTTAATGAATTAAACCCAAATATTTATGAAGAACTAGAAGAAGAACAAGAACAAATAGAACAACAAGAAAAAGATGAAACAAAATATCATTTTTGTTTTGATTTAAGTAGTTGTATTATATATCTTATTACTTTATTTGGTTTTGAAAGAGTTGCTATTGAAGGCAATGAAATAAAGCACCATGTGTATTAAGTTGGTCTTCTCATCATATAACAAATATGAAAAACACTTGCTAAGCCAATTGTGGATAAAAAGCCGACAGAAATAAAAATAAAAAGTATAACACCGATCATATAATATTATATTAATTATAATATTATCTTCAAATCATTTATGGTAATATAAAAAAATTGAAACAAAGCTTTTGAATAGTAGGAAAAGTATTTAAACATTTATATATTAATCAAATCCAAAAATGGGATCTAATAGTAGTAGTATTCATCCCGAGACAATGAACAGCGTCATACCGAATGAAGAAATAAAAAAAACAAGCGAGAAAGTGTTTGATTATCAGCCGCGATTTTATGATGCATACAAAGTAGGAGAAAACGGTAAGAACCCGTATGACGAATATTCTAGAAAATTAAAGGCTGGGTTGATCAAATAAATTTAAAACACCTTTTATCATTTAAAATGCTCATTAAAATAATACTAACTAAATATAATAAATTAACAATATAAATAATTTTTCATAATAAATTATATATGGCTTATCAACATTGTGCTACTAATGTAATAACTTTGTTAAATAAAAATTATCCAAATAAAAACTGGCAAGAAAATAAGAAACACGAAATTATACTAAGTGAAATACTTAGTTATTTAAGTTCAAAAGTGTTATGTTTAGATAATGAAATATGTATTAAGTTATATAATGAGGTATATAGAGGATTAACAATTTCTAATTACATAGTTCCTCTTATGGATATAGATATAGATCCAGTATTAAGACAAATTAATGAATATGAAAAAGAATATGATGAATGTGTTATAGAAGAAGAAGATAATAACTTTAAATTTAATTTAACATAATTTGAGTGTTTTACACATGATAATATCTCTTTATCAATATAAAAGTATTTTAATTTTATAGATTTTATAAAATTAAAAATCGCTCCGACCAGGAATCGAACCTGGATTGATGAGTTATACTGACTGCATAAATGCAGTAAACAGCTCACTATTCTCGTCCATTAAATTATCGAAGCATTTTTCTAAGTGCTATTTCCATTTGGTTTTTTTTAATCAGAAAAAAGTGAGATTGCTGATAGGAAATAAATAAATTTTAAATGATTTTTTAAAAGTAAAAACTGTCAAAACAATTAATACTTCTAACAAAACTCCATTCCTACAGGTACCGAAAAAACGTTCATAATAGTTTGAAAGATTGCTGC